CTATGTTTGGCGAAATGTTCGATGGAACGCAAATCGCTTTAGATGCTGAAACTGAAAAATGGAGAAAGTTTTACGAAGATCTAGACGCGCTAGGTAAAAAGTTTGGAATCAAACAAGAGATTATTGACAATGCTGTTGCTATAAATAAAAACAAACAACACGCTAAGCAATTTCAACAAGCCGATGAATTTTTCGGCAATATGGCGAGTTTACAAAACTCATCTTCTCGTGAACTTTTTGAAATTGGTAAAGCCGCTGCAATTGCTCAAGCAACAATTTCAGGCGTTCAGGCTGTAATGAATGCACAGGCAACGCAACCTTATTACTTGGGTGTTGCGCTTGCTATCGGCGCGGCGGTAAACAGTGCGGCTCAGATTGCTCAGATTGCACAAACCCAGTTCAAAGGCTACAAAGACGGCGGCTTTACCGGCAATGTGGGCACCTCGCAAGTCGCTGGCCTAGTTCACGGTCAAGAATTTGTAATGAACGCCGCCGCTACTGCCAAGAATCGGCCTATGCTCGAAGCTATGAACTCCGGCAAGGGCGCGGTAGGTTCTGCGTCTGTTTCGGTTAAGATTGAAAACTACGGAACGTCTAAGCAATTTGAAGTTATCAAAAACGACCAAAACGAAATTAGAATCATTGCTAGGGACGAAGCCGACAAAGCGATTAGAGAAAGAGTACCTAGTTTAGTTGCCGGTGAAATTGCAAATCCTAATTCGAGAATTTCTAAATCAATGGGCCAAAACACTTCAACGGCAAGGCGGCGATAATGGCACTTCACAAATTTATTATTCCTCCAGACCAAGACGGATATGGCTTCAACGATGGGCTTGAAACGCTGTCAGTTTCCCTAGATGGCGGGGCTTCAAAGTTTCGCCGTGACGTTCTAAATTCAAATACAAGGCTTTCCGTTCAATGGACGTTAAGCCCTGAAAATTATGAATACATCAGATGCTTCTACAGGGAATTTATCGAAAGCGGTTCGCTTCCGTTTTTGATGGATCTTTATTTAGATTCTTCTTCGGCTTTAACGGAACACGAATGCCATTTCATTCCTGGCACTTTCGGCCTAAGAAGCCAGCGGGGTTATACCTTCACAGTCGGCGCAACGATTGAAGCCAAGCCTATTGAGATACCACAAAGCGAATTAGACAAGTATGCGCTGTATAGTTTGTTTGGTGAAGAATGGGCTTACAACGAAGATTTGTTTGATAACATAATCAACATTCAAATTCCTGCGGATTATGTATGAGCAGTTATAGCGAATTTTTCTTAAACTCAAGGTCTTCTGTCATTCAATTGGAATTGATTGAAATTAGCCATCCTAACTTTTCACAAACGTATCGAATTGTTAGGAACGCTACAAACGGAATTAGAGTTAAACTAGAAGATGGTTTATACTATGATTTTGTTTATGCGCCGCTTCGTATTTCATTGGCAAACGAAAAGGATGATTTGGATCAAATTATAAAAGTTGAGTTAGGCGATTTGGGCGAAATTATTCCAATGGAGCTAGATGCTGTTGAAGGTGCCGACAACTTTATTACAAAACCGACTTTCAAATATAGAACTTTCCGAAGTGACGATTTAGATAATGTTCTTTATGGACCTTTGGTTTTAGAAATTAAATCCTTTGCGTTCAATCGTGAAGGTAGTATTTTTGAAGCTAAAGCACCTTCGCTAAATATTAACAAAACTGGCGAAACATATACAATTGACAGATTTCCAATGTTGCGCGGTCTATTATGAACATAGACGCTTTTTTAGATAAGCGATATCACAGTTCAAAATATAATTGTGCTGCTTTTGTTTGCGAAGTCTGGAAAGTGATTGCAAGGCAAGACATTTCTAGTGCGCTGCAAGGCGCTATGACCGGCGAAGCGTCTAGGGTGCTACATGCCCACAATCTTACCGTCTTTAAGCGTCTGACAGTGCCTCACACGCCTTGCCTCGCGTTATTCCAGGCCAACCGGAAAGCGCCGCATGTGGGCATTTGGCTTGATGGTAAAATCCTGCATATAACTGAAAATGGAGTAAACTGGATACCGTTAGACGTTGCAATGATCGGTTTCAATCAGGTGAGGTTTTATGACGTTGAAAAAAGTTGTAATTGCTGAAAATACATTAGACCCTTCGACCTGGGAAACCTTTGAGTGTGAAAACGTATTAGATTTTATCGTAAGCAAATTTCAAGTTTGGCCTGAAACTGCAAGGCTTTATCATAATTCGGTAGCGGATACTTCAGACATAACGCCTTCTAATGTTGAAGATTTTGAACGAATCTTAAAACTAGAAGGTGATTTTTATGTTGTAGTTTATCCAGGTGCGCCGGTAATTCCTTATATTCCTTATATTATTGCGCTTTTAATTTTAGCCTATACTCTTTTAAATATGCCGAAAGTTCCACTTCTAACAAATAGAAGTGGTGAAAATCCTAGTCCGAATAATGAACTTTCAAACCGAACTAACAAAGCCAGAATTAACGGGCGCATTCCTGATATTTATGGCCAAGTTAGAAGCGTTCCCGATTTGATAGCAAACAGCTATAAATACTTTCAAAACAACACTGAACGTGAAGTTTCATATATGTGTATAGGGCGCGGTGAGTTTGATATTTCAGACATTCGTGAAGATACGACTTTAATTTCTGATATTACAACAGATAGCGTTGAAATTTACGCGCCTTACACTTCGCCAAATTCCGGCGATGCAGCACAATTAACGATTGGCGATCCCATTGGCTTGCCATTGCAAACCTTCATTAGAAACTCAGCGGTAAACGGTCAAATTTTAAATCCGCAAGATGGCGCTTATATTGCTGGAAATTTAAATATAAGGTTTAACAGATACAATGCTATTGAAGCAAACCCTTCGTCTGGTATTGATTTTAGGACAATGTTTTTTGATGGCGATGGCGTTATTGTTTCCGGTTCGGCTGACCCTTTAGATGTTCCCAGCGGTCATTTTAACGGAACCTATGTAATTGACGTTGTTGGTCAATACAATATTTATTTGGTAGATCCTCATTTAATAAATGCAAACTGGCTAACAGTTCAAGGCATAACAGATAGTTCTTATCGTTCCCCTACAGTTTCTAACGGAAGCGATGTTTTTGTCGGTCCTTTTATTGTAGACAAATTAGATAATCAAGGATGCCTTTTAACTTTCGTTGCGCCTAACGGTTTGTTTAAAGACAACGGAACAACTAGAACGCAAATATCTGTAAACATTCAAATTGGTTTAACACCAGTAGACGCATTTGATGTTCCAACCGGCCCAACAGTAAACACAACTATAACTATGTTTAATTCGTATTCAGATAAAATAAATGTTGGACATAGTATAAGACCGTTTCAAAGCACTATAACCGGACGTTTTAAAGTTGAATGCCGTAGAACTACTGCAAAATATACTGAGGCAGGTCATCAGTTTCAACAGGAAGTTAAGTTAAGGGATTTATATCAAATAATTCCCCTAAGTGAATTGAATTTTGGAAATGTGACAACCGTTCATAGTTTGTCAACAGCGGGAACCGGCGATTTAGTTGTAAAAGAACGTAAGCTAAATATGCTTGCAACTAGGAAAATTCCTTTAAGAACAACAGGCGAAAACTTTACAACAGGACTTTTTGCAACTAAAAAAGCAAGTGAAATTATCGCTGCAATTTGTCTTGACAGATACATTGGAAACCGCAATGTTTCGGAACTAGATTTGGATAGCATTTACGATACAGTTTCGGCAATTGAAACTTATTTTGGAACGGTTAAAGCCGCTGAATTTTGCTATACGTTTGATTCAAATAACCTTTCGTTTGAAGAAATAATTTCATCGGTTGCTAGTTCTATTTTCTCTATTGCCTACAGGCGAGGAAACAAAATCAAACTTAGCTTTGAGAAGAAAACCGATACAAGCACAATTCTTTTTAACCATCGCAACAAATTACCAGGAACGGAAACGCGAAACATTTCTTTCGGTAATTTGAATGATAACGATGGAGTTGAATTTCAGTATATTGACCCAGTAGACGATTCGATGGTTAGCCTTTATTTCCCTGAAGATAAAAGCGCCGCTAATCCTAAAGTTGTTGAAAGTGTGGGTATTCGCAATTATCCACAAGCCTATTTTAACGCAAAGCGAATGTTCAATAAAATTAAGCATCAAATCTTAACAGTTGATTTTGAAGCAACGCAAGAAGCTAATATTGCAATGATAAATGACAGAATTTTAGTTTCCGATGGAACTAGATCGGGAAGCATCGAAGGTGAGGTAATAAACCAAAATGTTTTGGAACTAGAATTGTCTCAAAATGTAAACTTGCTTGATGGTGTTGATTACACTATATTCCTACAAGGAAGTGATGGCACCGTTGAAAGTATGCCAATTACTAAAACAAGTATTTCAAACAAGATATTACTTTCTAGGGCTCCATTGCTTCCGTTAGTTTACGATTCAAACATGTATTCTAAAACTACTTTTGTTATTACTTCAAATACAGATACAAGAAAAACTGCTTTTATCCTTGCTGAAAAGTCACCAAAGGGAACAACTACTTCACAGTTAAAAGCGGTAAATTATGATGATAGATATTATGCAAATGATTTAGATTTAATTAACGCAATAATCACTGAATAGGTGCTAAATGGCTATTG